GTCGCGGTGATCGTGTTCTTTTCCGACACGGTGAAGGTGGCGTCGGTCTGGAACGTGCCCGAGCGCGCCTCTTGATGGTCTGAGGTTTCGACCTCGCGGCTCAGCTCGATGGACGGGACGTTGCCGGGATCGTAGAACCCGAGCGGGCCGGTGGCGTCGCGCACTGCAAGCCGCAGCACGCCGCCGCCTTTCACATAGTTCGACTTCTTGTTAACTGCGGGGAAAGCCATTGCATTGCTCCTTGGTTACGGTGCGCGTGCGGGATTTCCCCACGCCTCGATGTAGTTGCAGATGATTCGCGTGCGAACGCCGATCACGCCCTTTACTGGCAGGTCCGCGATGAACTCAGCGCCCAGGTGTTCGACGCCGCAGATAACGCCAGCAGGGTCAGAAAGGGCGCCGCTTGCGGTTGAAAGCGCCTTGCGCGCATCGGCCTTGATGGCCTGATATTGGATTGACTCGCGGCCAGGATCGGCTGCGGTGAACGTGTCGACGTTCAGTTGCTGGCGCACCTGAATCCGGCCGGATGCCTTGGTTACTGGCCCGCCGTTGTAGCCGCTCAGATCCTCGCGGCCTTCGTAGACAAGGGTCTGCCAGTACAGGTCGTCAGCATCCAATCCGACCGCTACGGGCGACCGACGAACCAGCGCGCCGGACTCGGTAGACCATCCGCCGCCAGTCCGGATTGACTCCATCAGAAGCGCGGCCGCTTCGATCGCTCGCTCGCCAAGACTTGCGGTCATGCCTCACTCCGAACCGGCGCCACGAACCACCACGACATGCTGTCGTCGACCTCGCCAGTCGCCGCAACCAGTCGCCATGTGCGGCCGTCGTCACCGATCACGCGGCCGTTTTCTACTGGCGCCACCTCGCCCAACATCAGGCCGATTTGACGCTCACGGACCAACACGCGGGCACCTGTTTCGCCGACGTCCTGAAACTGCGTGTCGTCGAACAGGTACGTGACTGGAGTGTCGTCGCCATCGGGACTGTGGTAGGTGCCGGTGTCTGCCATGCCGTTGTTGGCAAGGTCCGCCATGCACGCGGCGTCGAACTCGGCGAATGCGGCGCGTTGAGACATTGGCGGCCCTGAAATGAGAAAGGCCCGCGGGTGCGGGCCTTGGGGGTGCTGCGGCTGCTTACGGCGTGGTCAGCGGGATGACCGCATTCGGCCGGGTGCAGATGTTCAGCGGGTTGGACTGCGCCAGCATGCGGATCGCGTCGCCCTCCGGCGATTCCATCGACTTGACGTAGTACGGCAGGCCATCGCTGCCGATGCTGTCGAGCCAGGTGGACGGGGCGAAGCGGGTGATGAACATCCCATCGACGCCGGTCGGGTAGGCGTATGCGGCCTTGGTGCCCATGCTCACGGACGAGTCGCCGCGGTAGCGGTGCCACCGGATGGCGCCGAACACGAAGCTCTGCATGATCTGCCCGGCACGCTCAGCGGCGCCGACATAGCCGAGATACGTCTCCTTCACGGCCGGGTGATCGATCAGCAAGCCCCACAACGTCGGGTCGCACTGGACGTTGATCTCGCTGTAGGCGTTGCCGCCGAGCGCATCCTCCACCGCGGTGATGATGTCGCTGCACAGCTTGCGCAGTGCGGTCGCGGCGGTGCTCAGCGCAAGGCTGATCGAGCTTGGCGCGGACACACCGAAGAACGTGAACGCGCTGGAGTTGTCGCCGTTGCGGTCGATGAACCCACCCTTCAGTGCGATGACGCGATGCGCTTCGATGGTGTAGTCGATCTTCTTACGCATCTTCAGCATCTGCTTGTTGGCGTAAGACTGAACCGTCTCGTTCAGCGTCTCGCTGCCGAATTGGCGAAGCGTGCGGATCTCGTCGGCAGTGATGGCGCCTTGCTGCGGAAGGTGCGGAATCAGGATCGAACGGAGCTTGCGCTTGTCGCCAGTCACCACTTCGCCCGGAGCGCCGCGCGGCTTGACCGGGATCTGACTGACGATCTCCTGAAGCTCCTCAATCAGCGCATCAACGCCGATGACGCCAGCTTCATCGAAGATGCCGGTTGCAGAAATCCCGTTAGGGACGTGCTGCTGCTTGATCATGGCCAGCGTGAGAGTGCTGGTGTTGAACGGGTCTTGATTTACGATATCCCAGACGGACATTTTTGATTCTCCAGAAACGCGAAAGGCCCGCGGTTGGCGGGCCTTTCTGATGGCGGGTTGTTGGCGGGGCTACCCGCCGGCTGTTACCGGAGCAAAATTCCGGCGGCTGCCAGTTGGTTGGTGGCGGTGGCCTTCTGCGCCGTGGTGACGCTGGCCGGCCACGTGAGGCACGCGGACTTGACGGTGCAGCTACGGGCAAGCACGGTCACGTCCTGATCGGCGTCGGTGGCGTCAGTGGCGTAGGCCAGGATCGCGGACGCAACATGACGGCCGTCATAGGTGGTCGGGACCACCGCGGTGTACTTCTGCGAACCCTTGGCGACGATCAGCACGAAGTAATCGCCGCTGGTCATCGTGCCGCCGTTCGCCAGGGTGAAGTTGATGTGCGAACTGGCGTAGGCAGTGGCGACCTGCCCTCGCTTCAACTTGCTGCCATCAGGCGCGATGACCTCGAACTCAGCGGTAGCCGACGTGGCCAGCAACTGCACGCGGTAGGCGCCGTTCTGCGCATCGGGACCGAGCGAGAAAGCGGATACAACTCCGGTTCCGGTGCCGACGAGCACCGGGGTTCCGCCAGCGGTCACAACGACCGTATAGGAGTCGCCAGTGGTCATCGTGCCAGCACTGCTCACAAGGAACGAAAGGTGCGTGCTGGTGTACGCGGTGCCAACGTTGCCGGTCGGCAACGCGGTGCCATCCGGAGCCGTGACCGTGAAGGCCGCGGTTGCACTGGTGGCGGTCAGGGTGACGACGTAGGAGCCGGTCTGTACGTCCGGGCCAAACGTCAGCAGCGTCATGGCACCAGTTCCGGTGCCTGAAATGGTCGGAATCGGCGCGGCTGCCTGTGCCTTGGTGATCTTGCCCAGCACGGCGCCGGAAATGAGATCGTTTCCGGTCAGCAGAACGCCGGCCTCTCGCGAGCGATCCGCCGGACCCTCGCTCAGCAAAAACTCGAGGTTTTGGAAACCTTCGGTGAAAGTGGTCATATCGATTACTCCGTTGCCTTGCGGCGCTCTTCGTAGATCGCTGCTGCGCGCAGCGGACTCCCTGCCGACTTGGCGGGGTGTGCGGTAACGATCTCCGGTCCGTCCTCAGCCTTCACAGCAATGAGCTGCGCGCGAGCGGTTTCGAGATCGGTGTTCTTGGTTGCGTAGTCCGCGGCCACATCGGGCAGGCCGGCAGCGGCGCAGATGTCAGCAAGCGCCTTGGCGTGCGCGATGCGCGCGGCGGCAGTGTCTGGGGTGACGTTGGCGGCCGGCGCGAGCAGCGCCATCGCCAGCGCCGGAGCAAGCCCCGATGCGCTGATTGCGTCGGCGACTTCTGCGCGGGCCATCTTGGCAAGGTCTTCTGCGGACAGTGCGGATGCAATTTCTGCCACGGCCTTGTCCCATTCGGCACTGGCCGATGGAAGGCCGCCGATGCTGATCGTCAGCTTATCGCCGGGTTTCAGCGACTCGACTTGCTGGAGTCCAGCCGCGTCGTCGCCCACATCCTCCGCCCCATCCGCCAGCTCGCGCATCAAGTCGGCAAACGTCCCGACCCGATCCGCGAAGCCGATGGCGATAGCTTCATGGCCTTGGTAGACCTGCGCCTCTGTCGCGATCACGGCGGCAAAGTCCATACCGCGATAGTCCGCGACCGATTGCGCAAACATGGTTCGCATGGAATCCATGCGGCCCTGTAGCCAGTCGCGCGCACTGTCGCCAAGCGGCGCGTGCGGGCTCATGTCGGCCTTGTGCTCGCCGCTGAATACCGGTGTCACCTTCAGCCCGATCTTGGCGTCATAGCCGCTCTGATCGTAGTGGTAGGCGATGACACCGACCGAGCCAGCCCCACCCGTGCGCGTGATCCAGATTTCATCGCACGCAGCAGCAATGCCGTAGCCGGCCGAATAGGCGTAATCGTCAATGCAGGCGATGACGCGCTTTGCGCCGCCGCTCTTGGCGTTGGTGGCGTTGATGCGGTCGGCGAGATCGAACAAGCCGGAAGCCATGCCGCCGGGTGTTTCGAGCCGCAGCACGATGGCCTCGAATCGGTCATCAGCAAGCGCCGAGTTGTACGCGGCCGTCAGTTCCTCATAGCTCAGCGGGCCGGGGTCGCACATGCCGCCCTCAAACCGATTCACCAGCGCGCCAGACACGTTCAGCACGGCGACGGAGCGGCCCTGCGTGACTACGCCGGTCGCCGCGTCCTTGTACTCTGGCGCCAGTTCGCCGACCGCAACCAACGGCGGGCGCGCGTCAACGGCGCCGTGCAGATAGCCGCCGATCAGTTGCTCACCCATCTGCGGATGCACCAACAACGGATGGCCGATGGCGTTTGCGAACAGAGCCGAAACGATTGGCGCAGGCTGCTGCGCCCGCCCGAACAGTCGGGCGAGAATCCCTAGATTGTTTGCCATTACGGCTCCTGAGTGATGACCTGCATCGGCGCCGGAGCGCCCGACGCAATGCGGCCGTCGGATGTGTAGACCAACCCGAGCGCATCGGCCCGAGCGTTGTCCGCCGCCTGCTCGGCGTCGATTTCCGCCGGGTCTTCACCGCGGCGTAGGACCAGTTTCGTGCGGCTCGTCAGGCCGGCAGCAATCGCCTTTTCATCGGCTGTCACATCCTGCACAGGATGCGAATACGGCCAGCCCTCCGGCATCCAAAGCGTCTCGCGATACCAGCCAGCGCGCGTTGCGTAGTCCGGTGCGATCAGTGCGCCAGCCAGCACAGCCGCGTCCCACCAAGCGTTACGGATGCGCTGGCAAAACTGCGGGATCATGTAGAGCCAGAGATCCATCTCGATCAGACGGTGGAACTCCAGCAGGATCAGCTTCAGCGCGCGGTCGCTGACGTTCGCGAGATCGCCGGTCAGCACTTCGTAGGGCACGCCAACGCGCGCGGCGAAGGCCAGCAGGTTGAAGCGCATGAACTGCGGGTAATCGCTGCCGGCGTTCGGCGGGTCGCTGAATACCGGCTCCACGCCGTCCGGCAGTTCCACCATCGTGCCAGGCTCAAGCCCAGCAATCGGCGTGTCGTCGGTGTCAGTGTCGACCTGCGTTTCGCCGAGTACGGTATCGCTGCCGCCTTTCGTGCGCTTGAGAAAGCCGGCGAACAGGTTGCCGACCTTGACGCGCTCGATTGTCGAGTCGTTGATGCGGTCCAGGTTGTAGGCGTGAGCAGCGACGCCGGCCAGATCCGGCACGCCGCGCAACTGACCAGCGCGCAGCGGGCGGAACAGATGAATGATCTGATCGGCAGGGATGCGCCGGAGTTGCGTCGCGTCAATGTTCCCGGTGAACGTGTCGCCGGGATGCGCTCCGTACATCCAATAGGCGACGCGCTTGCCAATCGGGCTGAGTTCGACGCCCTCGCGAATCACGTTCCCGTTGCTCGCCGTCGCGTAGTAGCTCCGCGGGCATTGCTCGGACTCGATCATCTGCAGCTGCAGCGGTACGGCCAGTCCATCTTCCGGGCGGCGAGTGCGCAGGCGAACGAATACCTCGCCGGCTTCCTTCCACTCGCGCGACGCCAGCGCCTGCATAGCCTCGAACGTCAGCACGCCGTCAGCGTCAGCCTGCAACGCCCATGCCTTGTGTGTCGCGTCGATCGCAGCCTTTTCGTCGGGCGTGCCATTGACCGCCTTCGCTTGAATCCCGGTCGCAATCGAGTTGCTGACGTAGCGGTCAATCGCAGCGCCGGCCCATGGATTGTTCCGCACCAAGTCGCGAACGCGGGTAACGACCTGATCCATGCTGCCGCCATGGTTCGGGCCGCTG